ACCTAATGGCGGCCCGATTCGTCATGCCGCCGAGCTTAGCGATGATGACCTTGAGCGCCTGGCTCGTGGCGCCACAGAGACTCCGGCAGCCAGTGAATGACTATCACCCAGGCCGATGCTGCACTTGAGCTGCTGAAGCGCCGCAAAGGCCGCAGGAGCCTTGCTGCGTACATCGGCTACACTAACCGCAAGTACAAGCGATCAACCTTCTCAGACAAGGTTTGCGCGGCCATCGATCAGTTCATTGAGGACGTGTACGCGGGCAAGCGCCCTATCCTTGTCCTGCAAGCACCTCCACAGCATGGCAAGTCTGAGATTGTCAGTCGCAAGCTGCCCGCTTACCTGATGGGTCGCTTCACTGACCTGCGCATCGCTGGCGCCAGTTACTCAGACATGCTGGCTGGCACCATGGCCCAGGACGTGCGTCGCAATCTGGCAAGCGACGAACATTCACGCTTATTCCCAGTCATCAAGGAAAAGCGCCGATATGACGTGAACCGCACTGGCGAGTTCACCACTCCTGGCGGCGAAGGCTCATATCTTGGCGTGGGTGTGGGCGCTGGCCTGACTGGCCGACCAGTTGACATCGGCATCATTGATGACCCCGTGAAGAACCAACAGGAAGCGTTGAGCCCTGTCACCAAGGAAGGTCATTGGAACTGGTATCAGTCCGTTTTCACGACGCGACTGTCTGAGAACTCAGGCCAGATCATCATGGCGACCTCGTGGGCCGAGGATGACTTGCCTGGCCGTATCATGAGCGAGTTTGCTGGCAGCCCACGACTCAAGGTATTGCGCTTTCCTGCGATCAACGACAAGGACGAGGCTGGCTACAATCCTGACCTGCCTGAAGGCCCGCTTGTCCCGCAGCTCCACAGCCTGGAAAAGCTGCTGGAGACAAAACAATTATTCAGCGACTACTGGTGGGCGGCACTCTATCAGCAGACGCCTAAGTCACTCGGCGGCAACGTCTTCAAAGAATCTGGCGTGCAGTACTACCTGCCGAAAGATTTGCCTGAGAAGTTTGACACCATGATTGCCAGCTGGGACTGCACGTTCAAGGATACAGACGGCACAGACTTCGTGGTCGGCCAGGTCTGGGGCAAAAAAGGTGCCAACTCATACCTGCTGGCTCAGATCCGTGCGCGCATGTCGTTCACCAAGACCGTGGCCGCAGTGGATGAACTTCACGTTGCCTGGCCTCGCGCCCGCAAGATCCTGATCGAGGATAAAGCGAACGGACCTGCCGTAATTGATACGCTCAAGGCGCATGTGCCTGGAATCGTTCCTGTTGAGCCTGATGGGTCAAAGTTGGCCCGTGCGCACGCAGTCACGTCCTACTGGGAGGCCAAGAACATCTGGTTGCCGCATCCCGATACCGCGCCATGGGTCAAAGTGCTAGTGTCCGAGCTGACAGCCTTTCCTGCTGGCGCCAACGACGATCAGGTCGACGCCCTTACGCAAGCCCTGCGCGAGCTGTATCCTTTGATTGGCAGAATGAAGATTAGTCCTGAAGCACTCGCCAAAGCCGCGATGCGCCGATAGACTCTCAATAACCAACTTGGCAGGAGAATTGCAATGGCTGATAAAGAACCGGTGAAAGTCGTTGAAGAATCGCAGGGCGTGAAGAATCTGCTGGCGGTCATTGCTGCTCTGGGTGACTCGCTGAGCGTTGCTGATCGCGCCAAGTATGACGAATTGCTGACACGCGCTCGCGTTGTCGACCAACCAAAATAATCAATATCCGGGGCACCCCATGGCAGCTATAGGAAACCTTGAAGTCAAGTTGCACGTAACGACCCTGGGCATTCCAGAACTGGAGCACCTGCTGGCGGTGCTGAATGCTAACGTGGAGAATCTGCCGACCATCGTGGTTAAGGCAATGACTGCGCTGGCCAACTCTGTTCCGGATGATGCAGCCAATGGCTAAGCGCGACAAAGAAAAGCCAGCCAAGAAGGTCAGGCCGAAGATCAAGGCTAAGCCGCTTCCGGTTGCTGCCCCCGCGCCAGCCGGGCCGTCCGCCGCTGATCGCCTAGCTAATTTTGCCATCGCCCGTGCCAAGGCTGCTGAGAAGCCAGTAACTCAGCGCTTTGCGATCAAGCCGCCTGACCTGATGCCTGGCGTGGTTCCTGCTGGTAAGACATCAGCCATCGCAATGGACTACGCGCCTGGCGTGTACGACTTTGCTTCGTTGTCTCTGGGCGCCGACTTCCAGGGCTTCCCTGGTTATCCCTACCTGGCGAACCTTGCGACCCGCGCCGAGTATCGAGCATTCGCGTCAACCATGGCCTCCGAGCTGTTCCGCGAAGGCATCAAGTTCTCCAGCAAAGCCGTGGACTCACGCGGTACTGCCGAGGACAACCCTCGCATCGCCGAGCTTGAAAAGGCTGTCAAAGAATTCAACCTTCTCGGCGTGTTCCAGACCGCCGCCGCGCAAGAATGCTTCTTTGGTCGCGGTCAGATCAGCATCAACATCAAGGGCGCCAATGACGCCCTGCCGCTGATCATTGCGCCGCAGACCATCAAGCAGGGCAAGCTGGTCAGCTTTACTCCGGTCGAGGCCATGTGGACCACGCCAAACGCCTACAACGCGATTGACCCGACTGCGCCTGACTTCTACAAGCCTCGCAGCTGGTTCCTGCTGGGCAAAGAGGTTCACGCATCGCGCCTGCTGACCATCATCACGCGCCCGCTTCCTGACATGCTCAAGCCCGCCTACAACTTCAGCGGCATGTCGTTGAGCCAGTTGGCCGAGCCGTATGTGAACAACTGGTTACGCACTCGTCAGGCTGTATCGGACCTGATCAACAATTTCTCGATCACCGCGCTCAAGACCCACATGGGTCAAATGCTCCAAGGTGATTGCGACGGCGGCGACATCTTGGCCCGTGCTGACTTCTTCACGCTGACTCGTGCCAACCGTGGCTTGATGCTGCTGGACAAAGAAGGCGAAGAACTGGTCCAGCTCAACACCCCGCTTTCCGGACTGCACGAACTCCAGGCCCAGGCCCAGGAGCATCAGTGCAGCGTCACGCGCATTCCCGCCATGATCTTGACTGGCATAAGCCCTACCGGCATGAACGCCTCCAGTGAGGGTGAGATTCGCTCGTTCTACGACTGGATCAGCTCGCAGCAGGAATCGTTCTGGTATCACCCGCTTGAGATCTGCATTCAGATCCTTCAGCTGCATCTGTGGGGCGAGATCGACGAGACCATTACGTTTGAGTTCAATCCGCTGTGGCAAGTCAGTGCGCTGGATGCTGCGAATATCCGGCTGAACAATGCAAATGCTGATGCGCTTCTGATTGATCGTTCTGTTCTCAGTCCTGAAGAGGTTAGGGAGCGCCTAGCTGCTGACCCGGATAGTGGTTATGCTGGCATTGATGCTGAGGATCTGCCGGAAGTTCCGGAGGTAGACGAGGCGGCAGGTTTCGGCGATGATCCAGATGATGTAACGCCTGGTGATGAGCCAAGCGATCCAAATGACGGGAGCAAGAAAGATGAAGAGAATTAAACCAGATCTGGTTATGGGCGCCATCGACATTGGTCTGCGCACAGATAAGCCGTTCAGCCTGATTATCGCCACGGACGATAAAGATCAGGCCACTCATTACGCCGTAATTCTGACTCGCGAACAGGTTGCCGAATCCGCAGTCCATGGCGTGATTCCAATCAAGATGAACCTTGCCGACTTTGAGTAATGGCGACCACCAAGCGTAAAACCGCCCGCGCAGTCACGCCAAACCTCGGCGTCGAACGCGCCTACAAGCGAGCCATTGAAAAGCTGATCGATGAGATGTCGAACAGCTTTGAGTATTGGCTTGCAGCTGCGTACAAGGCGAATCCTCCGCGCATGGAGGTGGCGATGGATGCGCTGCCCTCTCAAGAGCTGTCGAAGAAGATTCGCGGCCTGGGCAAGCGATGGATCAGCAAGTTTGACGAGATGGCATCCAGCATCGCGCAGAAGTTCACCGAGGCTGCACGCAGGGCCACCGATAGCTCGTTTCAGCAGGCGCTCAAGGATGCAGGGTTTGCCGTCGAGTTCAAGGTGACGCCGGTTATGCGTGACGCCATGAATGCGACGATCAAGGAGAACATCAGCCTGATCAAGTCCATACCTCAGCAGTACACGACTGAGGTCGAGGGCATCGTTATGCGCGGCTTCACTCAGGGTCGCGACCTGGCATACATCACGGAAGAGCTACAGAAGCGCCATGGGGTCACT